GCAGGTGAACTCGGTGCCGTTGTCGGAGACAATCGAGCCCGGCTTGCCGCGCCGCTGCGAGGCGGGCGCTGCCAATGCCTCATCATCGGCGACGATGTCGAGATATTTTCTCACAAGTTTCAGCCCGTTTGTATCCCTTGCTATGCGTTGCATCGTGATATTTTCGAGCTTTGGAATAAGCGGAGAAATTGCAGAACGAGGCGGAGTATGAGGGCGACATGGACCAGTCGACCACGGCGCAGGATTTCGTCTGGGGCGGCCTCAAGTTTTCGATGGCGACCAACGGGGTGATCATGGCGGCGCCGTCGGGCGCCGGCGTCGGCCAGGTCGCGGCGCTGGCGACCCGGCGCCTCACCCTATTTCACCTCGCCGGTTGCGACCACGGACGTGCCGATGTCGGTTGTCGATGCGACGATCCGGGTCGGCGGCATCGTCCAAGTGGCGCTGTCGTCGCTCGATCTGACGCTCGACATTCAGCCCAGCGCGCCGCCCGTGTTCGGATCTGGCGCCATCAAATATGCGCCGGATGCTTTCACCGGGCCGCTGTTGGTCTCGATGAATCTCACGATGCTGCGCAAGGACCTGACGCTGTTCTCCGATTTCATCGCCGAGACTGTCTATTCGCTGTCAATCCTGGCGGTCGACAACATGAGCGAGCCAAAGGATTTATCAATATCGTGGTGCCGAATTTCACGCTCGGCGGCGTCGATCCCTCGGCGTTGTCGAAACAGGGCGGCGGTCGGACGCAAACGATCTCGATCCCGGCCGCCCTGATCGGCGTCGATACCGCGTCCGGCGGCAATAATTCGATGATCACCTTTCAGACCACGGCACCCTAGCAGACCCGACAGTTACGGTTTCCCCTTGCCCTTGATAGGCCATGCGATCTCGATGTGTTCATTGTTGAACGCAAGGTCATCCATGCTGCCCCAATGATGAGCCCTCATTCCAGGCGGCAGCGACTCCATTCGAATTTCCTGACCTTCGGAAACGATGGCACCGAACGCTTGCCCCTCGATGAACCCGTTACAGAGTTCGATAACGGCGTTTCGGTATTGCGACGCCACGCCGCGAACGGAGATGTCAGGCCGCCCAAACTTCCGCATTCCACGCGTGTGGAACCATTCCTTGTTGCCTTCCTCGGGCGTAATCTGAATGACCACATGATGCCGGGGGTAGGCCTGTCCGTGATCGAAGATCTGCTTGTGCCACTCGACCGGACTCCACCATTTAAATGTCTGGACATCGAGGACTGCGACGCCGCCCTGGTCGAGGAGGCAGGTGACGAGACCGACCGAGTCACGAAAGTAATTGAGGGTGGGCGGGTCTTTGACCTCGCCACGCAGCATCACACACCTTTTCTGCGCGAGCACTGCCTTTGCCAGGGTTGGGTCTTCGGCGTTCAGCGCCTTTAAGAAAGGGCCTGCCAAGAAGAAGCGGAACGTCTCGGCTTGCCGCTCTGCGGTGAGGCTAGAGATTTCGACACCCTGGGGCACGCCGGCGCTACGGTATTTGGAAGCAGACAGATTTAGCGGCTGTTTGAGATCGCCGAAGACGACATAGCCCACATAGGCGTTGCCGCCACCTGACTGATAGTACTTCCGGGGCCAATCGAACAAAGACATTGTGGATTAGCTCTTTTGTAAGCCTATCCGCGATCTGATGCGGAACGTCCGTTGATCCGGGTGAATTGGGTCGATTCAGTGACGTCAGGGACGCGCATGGTATGGACGCCGATCCCGCGGCGGTTCTCCTAACTCGTCCCATCCTCATCGCGAACGCGCAAGCATTCGTCGAAACCAAAACAATCTGGAGAATTTTTCCGATGTCGTTACCGACCGAACAACCAAAACCCGCGTTCGATCTGTCCTCGCTCGACGCCAAAGACGAGTCGCCGCTCGTCATCCGTCATCCGACCACACCTGGATCTGGACCTTTTACGGACCGGCGCATCCGAAAACCGTCGAGCTCGCCGACCGGTGTCGAGTGAGGCGTTGCGAAAGATCAATGCGCAGCGCCTGGCCCGGCTCAACGGCAAGGAAATCAAGGATGACGACAAACAGTCGCTTGACGAGATCCGCGCCGAGAATGTCGAGAATATCCTGCAGCGTACCGCGGGCTTTACGCCGGTTAATTTCGGGACTGAAGAAATCACCTATAGCCTCGAGGTGGCGCGCGCTGCTGCTCGATCGCAAGAAGGGCTGGCTGATCGGCCAGGTGATGGAATTCCTGGCAGATGAGGCAAGTTTTATTCAGCCCTCGGTGACGAGCTGAGGGCGTTCGCGGCCAAAACCTTCGAGCTCAATACGCTCGAGGAAGGCGTCACCTATCGCGAGCTGCTTGAGGGCATGCTCGAGCGGCCGAACCTGACGGCGAAAGCCAGGGCCGACTATGAGGCCGAGCTCACCTGTCCGCCATTTCCGGAAGCGCTCGAATATCTCTGGAACGTGTTTCTGCGGCTTAGCGCGCGCCGCGGGTCCGGCGGTTTCGGCGTGGCGCCGATCACCTGGGCCGATATCGATGCCTTTGTGCGGCATTCCGGGATCCAGCTGGCGCCGTTCGAGGTCCGGCTGATCGAGGATCTCGACAACCTGTATCGCGCCGCGATCAGCAGACCGAAAGAACAGGGCTAAATGAGCCAAGTCGTTACCGAGCTGGTCATCGATTCCAACACGTCGGGCGCCGATCAATTCAGCCAGGCGATGGACAAGGCCGGCAGCTCGGCGGAAAAGGGATCGAGCTCGGTCGCCGGCCTGCGCGCGTTTATCGATTACGTCGGCAACACCAACAAGCAGCTGGTCGACATCGCCGACAACGCCGCGGCGGCCGGACTATCGACGCGCGAATTTCGGGCGACGGCTTTTTGCCGCCCGTGCGTCGGGCCTGATCGAAAAGGATTTTGTTTCCGGCCTCGACAAGATCGACGCGGATCTGACCGCGGCCAGCCGCGGCGTTACCGATTTCGGCCGGCTGTTCGAGCAGAACGGGCTTTCGATCAAGCAGCCAATGGCGACATCAAGACCGCCGGCCAGGCGCTCGGCGACGTCATGGGGCTGATGCAGAACGCGACGCCGGCCGTGCAGCGCGGCATCGCGCAGATCGTCGGGGTCTCCAAGGACTGGATCCCGTTCCTGCGCCAGGGCTCGGATGAATTCGAGCGGCAGAAACAGGCGGCCGCCGGCCTCGGCGTCATCGTCGACGACGGCGTGATCCAGAAGGCGCGCGAATTCAACAGCGAGTGGCGCATCGCCGTCGCCGCCTGGGATCTGCAATTCAAGGCATCGCTGGCCGGCATACTGCCGGCGCTGGTGCAGCTCGCCAATATCGCGACGTCGGTCCTGGACAAGGCCGGCCAGCTCGGCTCGTTTTTCTCGCGGTCGCTCACGCCGGTCGACCAGCAATCCTCTGGTGATCTGCAGAAGGATCTCGCGGCGCTGCAGGAATACCGCGACAAGATCGCCAACGTAAACGGCGAGATGTCTGAGTTCGAGCGGTTCCGCCTGGAAAATAAGGCCGGCGCGGGTGGTCATCACCGGCGGCGGCACGACGCTGCCCTCAACCGGCGGCGACGGTAACGATGCGGTCGACCGCGCGATCATCACGCTGCAGCGGCATATCGAGCAGCAGAAAGCCGACACCGCGTCGGTCGATCTCGGCGCCGCCGCGCATGCGCGATTTCGCTCCCAGGCCGCCGAAACCGCGGCCGTGCTCGCCAATGGCGGTAAGGAAACCGCCGAGCAGACCGCGCAGTTCGCCGTGCTGCGAACGCAGGCCGCGGCCGACGCGCTGGCGCGCGCCAAGATCGCCGCTGACATCAAGTTCGGCAAAAATTCCGCCTTTCTGTCGCAGGACGATGTCGCGATCGCCTCGCAGCTGAAAACCATCTATCCGGACGTTGCGACCGCGCTCGGCTCGGCCGAGGCCGCGCAACTGCGCTTTAACAACGCTGCGCGCAGCCTGTCATCGGCGATCGAGAATGACCTGGTGTCGGGCCTGACCGATCTCGATGGGCACCAAGAGCGTCAGCCAGGGCTTTTCAGATATGGGCATGGCCGTGGTCAAGGCGATCGAGCAGATGATCATCAAGATCATGATTGTAACGCCGCTGATGCAGGCGCTGCGGGCGGCCCGCTGGCGGCCTCGGCCTCGGCAGCATCGGCGCCAGCTCGGCCTTGCCTGGCACGGCCGCCAGCTCGTTTTTCGGTCCCTCGCGCCGAGCGCACACGGCAACGTATTTGACGGCGGCAACATCATTCCGTTTGCGCGTGGTGGCGTTGTCGACAGTCCAACCATCGTGCCGATGGCGTTAATGGGAGAGGCTGGCGAGGAAGGCATCATGCCATTGCGCCGAGGCGCCGACGGCAAACTCGGCGTCATCAGCCACGGCGCCGGCGGATCGATGCCGCAGATCACGGTCAACCTGATCGAGACGCCGAACGGCGGCGGCGCCACCAAGCAGCGCCAGAACGCCAACGGCGGCATCGACATCGAGGTCGCGATCGCGCAGATCACGGCCAAGAGCGCAGCCACGCCTGGCGCGTCGCCCAATCGGGTGCTGATCGATCAGATGGGTGGTCAGCAACGCGTGGCGCGACGCTGATGCCGAACGCCTGGCCCGGAACACTCCCGCAAAAACTGCTGCTCAATGCGCCAGCCTCGGCGTCGGTGACGGGTTGATCGAGTACGCGCCCGACACCGGGCCATCGATCACACGCCGGCGCACCACGGCCGTGATGCGGCCGCTGCAGGGCTCGATGGTGCTGACCGATGCGCAGGTCACGACCTTCGAGATCTTCTTTTTCAGCACGCTATTGAACGGCGCGCTGCCGTTCACGTTCCCGGATCCGCGCACCGGCGCCACGCTGCTGGTTAAAGTCCCCAAGGGGACGCCGCCGAACTACGCGCCGCAGGGCGGCGACAATTCCTGTTGCGCCTGTCGCTGATGGTGCTGCCGTGAGGGTTTTGTCGCTCAATTTCTGCAAGGCGTTGTTTGCGCAGGAGGCGGGCGAGGTCGCAATCTTCCTGCGGACCATCACCCATCCGAGCCTGGTGACACCGATCCGGCTGTCGACCGATCCGACCGCGCGTCTGACAACGTATCCGCTGACCTATGGCACCGTGAGCCGATCGACCACCTTTATGCCGGCATCGACGTGTCTCTCCCCGACGAGCAGGACCGCACCGCGCCGGCGTACAAGCTGATCATTGCCAACGTCACGCTCGACCTGATCCCGCTGGCGCGCTCGGTCTCGACGCCGCCCTCGGTCATGATCGAGGCCGTGCTGGCCTCGGCGCTCGATACCGTCGAGATGTCCTGGCCGGCGCTCAACATGACCAACCTCACCTATGACGCCAGCGCGCTGACGTTTGACCTGACGATGGACGCGCTGGTCACCGAACCGTTTCCGGCGGCAATTTCGATCCGGCATCCTTCCCTGGTCTGTTCTAGCTGCCATCAGCAGCACTCGAATGGATGA